TTATACGGATAGTAAGGTATCTAACAATTTACACTAAATACCAATAATAAATAGTAAGGCAGTATTCCAAACTCCTTGTTGATTATGATCTGTATTTATCTTTTCTGCCCGCATGGAACTCGGGCTCGTCTCCAACAACAGTTCTTTCTCTGCCTATTGTAACTTCAGCGGCGGATTCACGGCGGATAACGGCAGGAACATCCTCATTCTTGTCAGCACCTAGAATGTAGCCGAGTACCGTGATGGTAGTTGTAGACTTGAACATTCTCTCATCCGTGTTTAATCCTGAATTGTTGCTCTCGTTTGAGAAAGTTTCATCCCCAAAAGCTTCATACACATTGCCCTCGTGCTCAATCTTAAATGCTACAGGTGTAGAGAATCTTCCCATCATAGATGCAATGATTTCATTCATCTGTTGCTGGAATTCAGTAGCCATCTTTATTTCGTAGGTTATCTCTACGTATGTAGGCATTGGAACATACAGAGTATCATACACTACTTTCTCATTTTCAAATGGAAACGTGCTTTGATTGTATTTTCTTTGTGCCGTCGCATTCGCACGGTCCCTGGACTTCTCCTGATTGACTTGGCGGGCGATTGGGATTGCACCACCACGCTTATAGAAGCCGAAGTATGGTGGGATATAGACGCCATACTTGCCTTTGTTGGCGGGATTGTTAATCATTTGACCACGAATAATAGAGATGAGTGGATATTCTAGCGTTCTGCCGTTTTTACGCAATTCAGGGTTATCTTTGATAGAAAAAGCACGCTCTGGCGATGCGAAGAGAACTGGTACTTTGCGGAAGCCCTCATTTGTGCTACAGAATACATTTAGATCGTCATTTACAAAGTTATAAAGTGCTCTATCAATGTCTTCTATAGTAGAGGGGCGGAAACCGTATTTTGCTTCTAAATCTTGGTCTAACTTTGTTCTCTTGGGCATCGTCGTTTTTCCTAAATTCCTTTACCTGGGTTGAATAAGCCTTTTCGAGCTTGGCGGCAAGTAGCCTGAACGCCCAAAGCTTGACCATCAGCAAAATCTGCGTCCTGACCGAACAAATATCTGGAGTCTTCGAATACGTCTACTATCTCAAAGTATTGAGCGTCGTATTGAACAAAATCGCCTGGGCGTACAAACAAGTCTTGATCCTCAACTAAGCGGCGTTTATGGAAATTGACGGTAATATTAAATACACTGTCGTATCCATACTCATCTTGAGTTCGCACTGAGCCTTCATAGTTTATTAACGAGTATACCCTTATTGGTGGAAGAAATGTTTTTTCTATTGCTTCCCCATAAAGGTCGTTATAGTTAGTTGTCTTTATATCTAGAGGGAAATATAGAACCTGTTGACCGACGACGTGTTCTATAACCTCGTCGTTAATCTGCTTTACAAAGTCTCTCTCTGCCCTGCCGACAAATAGCGGTGGTGGCGGAGTTGCTGGCTGGGTCCATCTATTTTGAGCCATTTATTTATCCTACGTAGATGCCCATTGGGATCTTCCCAACGACTTCTTGAAGATTGTTCATTAGCTGGGCGTCTCCTTCAGCAAGAGCACCGTAAGCCATTTCATCAAGAACTGTTTTAAGTTCATCTCGAAGAGCAGTTTGCTCTTCTTTAGCCTCTGACACCAGAGCAGGACCGTTAAGAGTCACTTCGTTCCCAGGGATTGGGATTGATGCAAGCTTAGATCTTACTTGTCCTAGTGTTTCTTTTGCTAGAGATAGCGCAAAACGACGGATCCACTGTTTGCCAATACTGTTGATGTATTTGTATGGCACGTTGGGGAAGGGAAGCGTATTCATATTATTCACGCCATCAGCGCCATATTTACGATCTGATTCCTCATAAAATGCGTCTTCAGAAACTCTAAAATCTACCCAGAACTTTTTTGGTTCCACGCCACTAGGAGTTGGAAATATTCTTAATTTGTTGTTGTTGATCCTGAATGAATAATGAGAAGCCCTTACATTCAGATCTTCTTCAAAGGCATATGCTTGAAGAACATTTTGCCAAGCTGGGACTAACTGAAACTGGCTATCATCAGCATACATCCCATAGGTAGACATATTCCCTACAGCGCCGATGGAATAACCTCCAAAAAAGTTCCACATGCTTTGCGGGGTTTTATAATAAACTCGTTGAATTGTTACGGCGCTAGAACCAACACTGTTGCTAAATGGGCTGCCAGCTACCAGCGAAGCACTGTAGATTATATCTTGCAAATCATAATCTTGTTTGTCCTGCACTGTATCAAAAGACGCTGAATAAATAGTTTGTGAAGCACCCACTCCGGCGTGAAGGCTGACGCCTCGACCGACATGGGTTGCATAGCCAAGCTGAAACCGTGGAAATTTAAGGTTTGGCTTAGTTGTAATCCCACCGGACCCTGAATAATCAGTGAATTCGCCATCTTCATCAAAAGACCCTGTTGTATTGCCGAGCATATCAGATAAAACATTTTTTGCTTGATGAGTGTTAATTAAATAGGAATACTCTAGGCAAGCTTCTTCATAAGCATTATATACAATAGGGGTGGTTATTTCTAAATCTAATACTCTCCCGCCAAGTTTGTTATAAGTATATGCAACTTGGTCAGCAGCACCGCTAATAAATGCGTCAGTATTATAAATACCGTAAGATAATGAACTTATAACATCATCAGTGTTCCCTGTCGCCGGTAGGACGACAGCGCTTACTGTGCTTGCTGGTTGTAAATTTGTAGGCATTCTTGACCCTCGCTTATTGTATAAGTAGTTTTGGTGTTCCCTATTTTGTCCCCTAATAAGAAAACCCCGCCACTAGGACGGGGTTCTCTCAAGTTTATTCACTCCCTAGGGGGTGAAATAAGCTATTATACGTCAGATACTAGATCTGCGCAAACAACCAAACCATACATGTCAGGACGAACCATCTTCTTGGCGTAGCGAGTCATGACGCCCTTGCGGGGTACGAAGTCCTCGGTACCGAAGATTGTTGGTGTGACCTGTAGTGGGACGTAAGGAGCATAGACATATCCGCTTTCGAGGAAGCTGCTGCCCTTGCGACCGACTAGTAGTAGGTTGCGTGGGAAGTAAGGATCGACATGAATGTCCATCTTACGGCTAATAGAACCAACTTGCTTGGCTCCCCAAGAACCGCTATCACCATCTACAGCAGCAGAGGCACGGAAGCCGGCTGTGAATTCGAGGATGTTAGCTACTTCTGGAGAAGTTACGAGGAAGTTAGCACCGCCACGTAGTGTCTTGCGGTGAATACGAGCACTTACTTCGTTGACAGTTTCAAGAAGAGTTTCGTACCACTCAGAAACAGTACCTGTGAAGTCTGGGTAATCTGTACCGGAAATGACAGCACCTGTTTCACGGTTCAAGAATTTACCTGGGCTACGTGACCAGTACAATGTACCAGCAGTTGCACCCTTGATAAGGTCCTCAAGGATCTCTTGGTCAATTTCAAGAGCAACTTGCTCAGATAGGATGCTTGTCAACTCAACTTCAGCGTCGAGGTTATGATAAGCATTCAAGTCTTGAGCTAGCTCTGGAGACCACTTAGCCTTAAGCTTCTTGGTGATAGCTGTTACAGCAACAGAATCAACCTTAATGTCGATTTCTGGGATGTTAGTGTTAGCTTCTAGGCTGAAATCGATAGCTTCGACAGAACCAATAGCATTACCCTGCTGGAAGGTGTCTGCTAGTGGGTAGTAAACTGTATCCTGTGCTTCAACCGACGAGCTAAGATCATTTGCATCAGTACCAGAACCTGTACCGAAGAAAACAACATCTAGCTTAGTTGCGTCAGATGGATTATCTCTTGTAAGACGGCGAACCTGAAACTTATTAGTGCCGACAATACCACCGTTGGCAGCAGGGGTTCCTGCATCACCGGTTACAACACCAACATAATTCTCTGTATTCAAGCCTGAAAGAGCACTCTTATCAAGAGTACCTACAAGGTATGTTGTAGAACCAGATGTGAAAGATGGATCAGCACGTAGTTCGTCGAAGAGTGCGCCACCTGGAGAGGTAGCAGCATCGCCGAATGTACCAGAGGCAACGATTGTGACATCCTGAGTATCAGATCCTGTTGGGCTAGCAAAACCATTGTTCAAACTGTAGGCTGAAAGCTGACCGTTGTTTTCTGACAAGTCAACACCGCCAGTAATTTGAGAACCGACACGACCACCACCATATACGGAAGTGTTTTGAGCCTGAGCTAGGCGATGTTGATCAGTCATAGCAGCATCACCAGAGAAGGTGAAGTCTAGGAAGAAAATGAGACCTGATGGAAGGCTCATTGGTTGGACGGATACAAGATCCTGAGCCAATAGTTGACCGAATACACGGCGAACGATTGGGAATGCAACAGCAGCGAAGCCTTCGACGTCACCACCAGTCATGGTGGATTGTTCTTTAAGAAGCTGGGCAGCTTGGTTTTCTAGTAGACGGGACATGTTAGAACGACGGTTGTCGTCAAGACCCTCTAGAAGACCAGTCTTTTCCCACTTCTCTAGTAGAGCTTCACCTTCATTAGCAAGAGAGCGTGCTCTGATGCCTTCGGTGAGTGTGTTTAGTACAGACATTTTATATTCTCCTTATGAA